CTCCTGTACCTCTAAACCCTGCTGAAGGTGAATCCGTTCCTACGCTTATATTTGTTTCTGCTACAACAGAAGGGGCAACACATAGGTTTGTACCGTCTGAATAAATACGTTCCGCACTATCAAACCATATCCCTGACCCTGCACCATTACCCTCAAATATAGCCTGATAGTTAGTAGCACCCTGTGTCGGTTTCTCAACATGAAGAATTACATCACTACCCGTAACAGAACTTAGTGACTCATATAGTTTAAGCGTGGTTGCATTGCCAGCAATCGTTACGTTGGCTGTTTTTGCAGAGTATAATTTTCCACCGAACACATCTTTACCCGATAAAGCGAATGTTAAAGGACTTTCTGCCCCGGCAATATTAAACCCTACCAAGTCGAGTAGCGAACTACCGCCAGTTGAAAAAAAGGTTGCATTAGAACCCACAAAAGCATTTGCTACTGAATTAGTGCCAAAATTAGCACCCATTATATAACTATATCCAGCAATACCGCTAGATGGAGTTGTTTTTGTTGATGCAGGATTAGTAAAAGATGTTGCGTTTAATCCGTTTGATTTTAAAATACCCGTATAAGGTGAAGTATACGAACCCAAAGTTAAAACATTATTTTCAGTTGAAAGTCCTTCAAATGTAGCTGTCTTGCCTGTTATCACACCATTTCTTTCAAGTCTAAACAGATTATCTTTTCCAGACCAAGTATGAGATCCGGTATTATATTCACCTTCCCAAATATCTATCCAAGGTAAAACACCAGGGTTAGAAGTTTTAAACTTATCAATCATATAAAGACAACCACCTAAACCATTGGTATTTGTTGCATATGATTGCTCAATAAGCACACCCCTTTGCCCTTCACCGTGCAGTCCGATACCAAAAGCAGTTGCATAGTTAGCCCTTGATGATAAATTCGCATGACATAACCATGTATAATCAGTATTGCCAAAAACGGTATCACCAAGATAAGTCCCTTGTGCAAGAGTATCACCAGAACCAGTAACAATTTCTTCGGGATAATATGCCAAGCTAAATCCCGTCATTACATTTACGGCGGAATTGCTGTTTACCATCATCACAATTCCCTGGCCGGATCCAGTAATAGTTCTATTTGTCCAATCAATGTGAGGGTTTACTTCTGCGATATGACTTTCAGCAACAGGAACAGCGGAAATAGGGATGCCGCTGAAGTTAGCACCATCAAAAGTAGGAGAAGCACCAGACAAAACAGACTGATTTTGTCCGTCCAAAAATGCAAATTCAGAAGTGGTCAAAGTATTTGCGCCAATAGAAAAAGACGTTGCCTTTAAATCAAAAGCACCAATATCAATATTAGTATTAGCATTTGAACCATCAAGTTTAAGATATCGAAGATCCAAAGACCCAGATATGCTTAACGTAGCATCAAATTCACCCGTAAACGGATTAATGGTCATGTCATATTCAGGCATTAAAGAGCATCCTTTATCGCATACCAATATACATAGTCAAGAGAAGCTCTTGCAGTCCAAGACGTAGTATATGCGGTATTGCCAAAATAATATCGCGTAGTTGTTATGTCGCTTGTGATAGTTTCCTTTAATATTAAAAATCTTCCCGACTCATGAACAAGTCCATAATATTTAGGGCCACCAGCAGGCTCGTCACGATCTGACGGTTTATAATCGGCTGCACTTGGGCCACTACCATGTAATTGATATGATACGTCTGTTACTTGCATTAACTACCCTCAACAGATTCTATTATTTTTCGTTTGAATGTCTTTTTCTCTAACTCTAAAGACACTCTATCGTCTTTTAAGATTTTAAGTTTCTGTTCTAATGCACGTTCTTTCCCAAGAATAATGCTCTTTTCATCTGTCATAACATCTGTATTATTTTTGCTTTGGAGCTTACAGACTCTTTCAAGTTCCTTGACTTCTGACATCTTCCGGTCACATTCAAATTCTCTTGCAATAATCCGATCAGTTGGAATAAGATTTTTCTCTCTCAAAATTAATTCAGATTCAAGTGCGTTTAAAATAGTCTGTTTTTCCTTTAGTTTTTCAGAAAGGCTATCAAGGTCTAAGGATCTCAATTCATTTTCCTGAGTTTTTGCTCTTAATTCCTTTTCAATAACAATACACTTTTTAAGTATCTTTTCCATTTTAATCCTCTTATTTAGGGAAAAGATTCAGTCTTTTCCCTTATTGGGAAATTATCTAGTCTTTTCCCTTATTGGGAAATTATCTAGTCTTTTCCCTCGGTTAAGTAGCCTATATATCTTTTGACATTAGCTGTTGGTGCGCCTGCTATCGGTTCTTGCATCAAAGCAAAGAAAGTAACCCAATCTTCAGGGGTGATATCTTCCTTATTTAATTTAGATATAGCAGTTGAGATATCGTCTAACATGGCATAACTAAAAACATTCCTTACCTTTTTACCCGTAGCGTGTCTTATCATTGTAGTAGCTATATCATCAAGAACAGGAAATATTGCAAAAGGCTGTGCAATAATTGCCTGCATTGATCTAACCAACCAATCTTCTATTAATTCTTCTGGTTCATCACCGCCAATCAATTTAAAGGGAGCAGTAACCAGGCTACCCATTGTTGCATACATTACCGGCTGTAACAAATTAAACAAAAACAAAGTCTTTGCAAGCTGTTTAGCAGATATACTGCCTTGTTTAAAGTTTATTATAGCATTTACGGGCGCACGGAAATACTGAAAAGGGGTATTCTTGAAAGCCATAAACATCCTAGAGAACGGGCCTAGCTCTTTCTGCGTCCTAGCCAAACTTGATTTTAATGGTGACTGCTGAGTTTTTAGACTTTCTTTTTGCATTTGTAGCAAAGCCTGATCTGTGGTCATTGTTTTTTTAAGATATTTTAACTTTGCATGAGAACCAAAAATAATAGCACCAACATCAACAACTCTGGTCGGAAGTGTCTGAAATCGAATCCATGATCTTCTTGCATTGTTCATCTGGTCAGCTGCGTCTAATGTCTCCGCTACCGCCTCAGAATAGCCTCTGTGGAATCTTTCTCTTATCCAAGCGTTATTGTTCCACATATAGTCAAAAGTCTTTTTAGGGGCAAGCAGACCCTTTGTAAACTCATTTAGAAATTCACCGGCAGGCATATTATTAGCATAAAGCAAAGCTGAACTTGCCTGTCTTGCAACGGCTGTTGGATTCCAGCCGATCTTTGCAGCAATCCAGTTGTTTAAAAGGAAATTACCGAACTTATCATAAAGATTTAATTTTTTTGCTTTCTTATTTAATGCCATATCGTCAAATTGTTCCATCAAATCACTATGAACTCTTGCACTATATTTGTCAGTAATGAACTTTTTGATTTTTGATGAACCAAATATATTAACAGCTTCCTCATATTTTCTCTGAATATTTTTTATATGTTCTGATAATGCTATATGCCTTTGTGCTTTCAGAATTGCACTTTTCGGGATAGGCACAACATCTTGAGCCACATGCTTTTCCCAATAAGGGGATTCGCTTTGTGTTTTAAATTCATCTAAAAATTCAATTTCTTTATCCGATGTTCTAGGCCAGTAATGCTCTCTCAGACGCATATCTCTGCCGTACTTCTCTATAAACCGCTGGTTGTTTGATTCTGTATAATCTTGCACTTCCTCCATTAAATAATCACCAAACGCTTTATCACGTTCAGGCATTTGACTGATCAGATATTTAACTGAACTTTCACCATAATACTTATTATATAGTTTGCTTACTTTTTCATTCTTAACAGCGTTATAAACATCAATCGTTTCATCTATTGTCAGTTCTATTGTTCCATTTGGCCCAACAAGGCTTCCTACTGATTCAGTAAGTCTTTTAAGAAGTGTAAATATGTTCTTTTCACCGTATAATTCTTTTGCAAAATCTTCCTGCTTTACGTTTCTTTCAAACACTCCTACTCTTGTGTTGCTTTCCTCAATCTCAAAGTTATACATATCAGCAAAATCTTTTCCGAACATAGTAGAAAGATAATCATATATATTACCAACACCACGCACATAAGCATTTGTAAGTGCTGTGGCTTTTGTTTTCGTATCTTTTAGCTTCTTTCCTGCTTCTGCAAGTTCCTCTATTTTCTCAGCTTTGTTTACCAGATTTACATATTCTGTTTCACTTTTAGCCAGTTTACCATAGGCTTTTAAATTCTTAATATCAGACAATACCTGTTTTGACATTTCAGGAGAAATATCTTTTGCTTTTGATGTGAGCCAGTAAAGAAGGGATATCTTAATTCTGTCTGATTCTGTTTTTTGGTCAGGCATATCAACAAGAGTCCTGAATTTTTGCTCTTTGTTTAAACCAAAATAAGACTTTAATTCTTTGAACAGCTTAAAAGATTCATAGTCATATGGTGCTTTTTTGCCGGATAGTTTTGGGGTTTCATATTCTTTTAATATTTTTTCTTTTGTTTCCTGCCTGTCCTGAACATTAAGTAACTTTTCTGCTTTCCGGTTAAAGTCCTCTACTTCACGAATAAGTTTAAGAGGGTCATTAGAAACTCTCTTAACAGCCTTTATAAACTTCGCCTTGTCTTTTTCAACCAAAGATGATTTATTAATTATATTTGTGAAAATATCCTGATGTTCTCTTATTTGTTTTTTTGTGGTTATTGTACCTTTTCTTATGCCAGCTTTAAAAGCAGTTACTTTTGTTTTAAGTTCTTCAATCTGTGTTTTAAAAACGGTTTTCTCTCTGAATACTTTTTCATCTTCCATTGATTCATACAAAGATTGCTCTGCTTTTTTTAGGCTATTATCTAAGGTGTTCATAGCAGAAACAAAATCCCCTACATCTTCATATCCTGCTTCATTAGCAACATCATCTAAATTACCTTTTGTTTTAACTTTGGTAATGTATTTTTTACCTAAAGCCGTCAATTCATCCTTAAAATCTTCTGTGTAAGTTATACTTCTGAGATATGGTTTTATTGCTTCTTTTATTACAGCTAACATATCTTTTTTTGATTTTACTATTTTTGATATTTCTGCTTTATCTTGAGTGAGAGTGTCAAGTTCTTTTTGTATGAGTTCATATTTTCCGGTTTTTTCTATTATATCTTTTACTTTTGCCTTTGCTTTAGGAAAAATAAGCTCCATTTCATTCTTCGTTTCACGTTCTGATTCTGCTCTCAGGATAGCGTTTACCATTGTTTCATTTGTAGCTTCACCTGTAAGATTAACTGCTTCTCCACTATTAACATATTCAAAATATCTTAATTCAAGAACAGCTTCCTCTTCCTCTGTGATTTCTTCACCAGCCTTTATTTTTCTGACAGCATGTTCATAAATTTTATCTTCTTTCAATGTGCTATCTGTAAGCCAGTTCCTTTTTTCAAAGTCAGATGATGTTTCATCCATCAAGTCTATTTCTTCATTAGTCGCACCGTTTTCTTTGAGTTTTTTTCTAAACAGGTCTTTTACTCTAATTCCTTCATCTATTTTTTCTTTAACAGACATAGCACCGCCAACTCCCCCTCCAAGTCCATATCCGGCAAGCATTGATTCTAGTATTCTACCATACTGTTCAGACCAAACCAAATTTGGGTCATGCCCTGTTTTTGCAGCAATTATTGATACTACTTCCTGCAAACCTTCTGTATTACCTTCTGCTAATGTTTGATATACAGCACGTTTCAGCATTTTATGTGAGCCTGGAACTCTGCTCATAAGTAAACCAAATGGGACAGCTTCCAAGAGGCCATTTACTATCCCAACAACCACACCTTCTTTAGTTGCTTGAGTTTCTATTTCTCTTAAGTCAAGTTTCCCATCAGCTTCCAAAGCCCGTTTTGCTTCGTTATAAGCGTTCCCTGCTTCTGCTGTGAAAGAACCTAAAAAAGCACCGCCTAATGCAGTTGCTTTCATCCCCAAAGCACTCATACCTGCTACCCTTGCAACTCCTAGCCCTGCCCCACCAGGGATCATCATTGTTGCCATAGTGGGTATATTTTCACCAAGAGTTCTGATCCACCATCTAGGGTCTATTGCTCTTTCAGGATGTTCTAATACTGTGCCACCCTGCATATAATTAGGTCTTTGAAGTGAAGGTTTTTCTCCTGCTTTTTGATAATATTCCTGTGTCGCTTCACCACCTGGAATCCCTAACATTTCCATTGTGCCACCGATTGCTTCCATAGCACTTGCACCGCCAGCAACTAAAGAAGAACCTATCTCACCAACAATAGACCTTTTCTCTTCAAACGTATTTTCAGTCCTAACGTATTTACCACGTTCTTTTTTTTCAGGCATCACTTCAAATAAATTTTTGCCTTTAGCGTCAGGGTCAACCCCGAATTTTTCAAACAAGTTATCTGGCATTATATTTGTCTATTAGAAGTTTATTAATTTGTTCGTCTGTGTAGCCTGATTTCTTTGTTTCGTCTATATCTGCCTGCGTTATCCCAAGAGTTTCAAAAACCTCTTTTCTTGTTACAGTATTTGCTTTTTTCGGTATACTATAATTTTGACGGATTTTATCAGCATCGGCTTTACGTTTATTGTTTGCCTGTAAAATAATATCATCAAATATTTTAGCCTTATCATCAACATACAATTCCTTACCATCTACTGCTTCAAAATAATTCATCATGGCTTTGTTTGTTTCAAAGGTATCGTTATTAAATGCGTTCATAAATCCGGCTTTAATTTCTTTATATGTTAAGTCTGAACCAAGAAACCATTGATCTTCTTTCCCGACCTTCTCAATAGAAGCCCTCTCTTTTCTTGCTACTTTCTTATCTATCTTTTCAATAAATTCATCATATTTTGCATCATTTAATTGACCAAGTGATCTTGCTTTCAATGCTTTGTTTTTAAGTTCAATAACAGTTCTAAGGAAGGTTTTTGATTCTTTTGTGGTAGCATCTGTGCTTTTGTAAATATCAATAGTATCCATATCACCAATAAGATCGCTATAAACATCAATATTTAGTTCTGCGTCTATTTTCATATTGCTGTTTAAATCTTTTAAAAGAGCTTCTTTTATTTTATCATCAATATTCATAGATGAAATTTTGTTATGTTTTTCTGCATAGCCACCGCTTCCCTGTAAAATCTTTATTCCAGCTTTCTGGCCTTCATAATTGGTAATTACTTCCTCTACATCCGAGATAGCTTCATTTTGCTTTATTATATTTTCAACTTCTTTTATAAGGGATTTCCTCTCTTTATTATCAAATGCTCTGTTTACTAAAGAGTTTTTATCTTTAAAATCATTTAAAACTGCTTCAGGGTTATCTTCTGCTTCCCTTCTTGTCCAATCCTTTAATGTTTCTTTGCTTAATTTTTCCCTCTTGTCAGGTGAAAAAAGTTCCTGACGTTCTTCATCTTCCCAAAAGGTAACAAATTTTTGATCTCTTAACGGATCTGCATATAAATCGTTTAATTCCCCAATCGTATTGTTTTGTCCTTCTATTATTAATGCTTCGTTCCTGACGGCTCTTGCTTCAATGCCATACGATGCCTGTGGTATCATCATGTTTAGTTTAAATTTTTCCTGACCTTCCAAGCTGGAAATATTATCAGCGTACCGGCTGGTAATCTCACTTATTTTGTTTCCATATTCTTCATCATTATACTTAAGAGGGTCTTGATTAAATTCCTCTTGAAACAAAAGCATATCTCGTTTTGCCGATAACGTAGAAGAATCAACTTCGTTTTTTTGGCTTAACCGATCAAACTTGGCTTTTACAGCTTCTCGTTCTTTTTTGGCTTTCTCTATTTCACCGGAGATTCCTTCTGCTACATCTCCAATCTGGTCAAAGACATGACTAACATCCGGCTGACCTGCTGGCTGGAAGGTTTCTCTGCTTCTGTAACTAGGGATTGTCGGCATTTATTTGCTCCATCCTACGGGAAGTTGAGTATAATAGGAAGGCTGTGCTGTTGAGCCTGGCAGTAATCCTTTTTGCATAGAAAACTGCGGAGAAGAACCAGGTAACATGCCAGTTTTCCCACCAAAAGCCGATGCACCGGATTGAACCGCACCAAGAACTCCCCCTATCATAGCTAATTTGCCCTGCTGTTTTAAAGAGCTTCTACGCATTAAATAGTTTTCTTTTGCAATCTGTTCATCTAATTCAAATTCATACATAGAATCATTTATAACTTCTAGTGGACTTCCAGACATCTCTATTCCACTTGCACCAACGGCTGCTCTTTGCTTCCCAAGAAAATAACTCTTATCTCTTTTTCTTTTTGATTTATCTAGCTGGTATGATGTTTTTAAAGCGTCTGCCTGAGAATCTAACTGCGCTTTTTGTGCCATCCCACCCATTATAGATGACCCTGCTGAAATACCTATAAGTGCTGCTGCTCCAATTCCCATAATTATGCCTTATCGCTAATTTGTACTTTCGGATAAATCCCAAGTATGTTCATTGGGTATGGATTTTCCTGTTTTATTATTATGTATCCTGTATAATCCCAAGCACCTCGAAACATTATATTAGGTAAATCACCTGTGTATAGTTCTGTCTGAGATTCTGTTGATGGCGGAGTAACATCTTGTAAATTGCTTTCAACACTACCTACGCTTATTCCCAAAGTTTTATAAACAGATAATGCAATTTCATTTATTCTTTTTATCTTCCCTTTTCCTGTGCCTGTTGGTGTCTGTGCATTTAAAGGGTTTGTTTTTAATACAGACTCATATGGTAATCCTGCACATGCTATCCATGAAGGATTATCAAAAGTTATTTCCCCACTTGATACTGTCTTGTTTGTTGCTGCAATTCCATCCTCTAATACAGAAACAGATTCACCCTCTAAATGATCTAATCCATCCATTGTTGTTTGTTCGATTCCCCAATTACCACCAGTTGCATCGGCATGTGCGCCTGAAGGACTTACAGTACCAACAACTAATCTAGCATTTGTGTAAGATATTATATTTACAGTTATAAGAAGTTCTCTTGTTGAAGAATCAACAATAACTATGTTTTTACCAACATCACCAGCCACAAAAGCATCTGCCGTAGTTTCATAAACCCAATTATCTGTATGAGGAACATTTGTCGTTTGCTCTAAGGTAATTCCTGCTGTTAATCCAAAAGAATTGTATGAAATACCGCTATCAACATAAAATAGATTATATTGCTGTGTATCATCCTCAACTATATTATTCCCAAAATATTCCACATATTGGGAATCATCCCTATCTACAATAACCCACACTTCATCATATGAGTTGGTATCATTTGGGATAACAACAACAGACTTATATTCTCCGTCTGTTTCAATAGGTGTCCAAGCCTGGACTTCTGTCCTTCCATTTCTTGTCAGCACGCACATATCACCATTATCTTTAACGCACCATAGCTGGCTATCAGGATTCTGCTGATAATCCATATCAACAATTCCGCTTAAAGTAATATGCTCGGAAAACTCGGTCATATCTACCGATTCATAATTATCATAATCAAAGTAGTAATAAAGTTCTCTTATTTTTCTTCCGCCTCTTTGAACATAATATATAAAGTTACTTATTTTCTTTGGCTGGATTGCTTTTGAACCCCATCCGTTTTGTCTTCTTGCATTTATATTATCAGGTGCTAACGCTTCATTCCCTGAACCGGAAGAAGTGATAAACTCTCCACCAAACGTACCAGTTGCAAGAGAATTGCCGGATGATACCCATTTAATATCATTTGCCTGCTCGGTGTTAAGCGTATATGATATCCCATCGTCAGAGTCGCTACCTGCTGTGAAATCATCGAAAATAAAACTTCTTGACATCCATTCTTTTTGTGGTTCTAAAGATGATCTGCCAAACACAAGCCTTGATTCATAAAAAGTTACAACAGCAGGATAACCCGGATTCTCATCAACTGTACCTTCCAGTTTAAACCACCATGCTGTATGTCCATCTGGATCAGGTGTATTCCCTGAATTTGCAGCAGCCAAACTATAATAATCATTTCCATCATACGTTGCATAATCTCCGGCATCATAAGTCGTACCACCTGCATATGTTGTTGCCGTATAATCAGCAATATGCCATGCGCCAAAGGCCCACCCAACTCTTGTATCAGTATCATCTATATCTCTTTCAACCGTTACAAAGCATTTTGTTGTCGGGTTTGTAGCATCAAGAGAAGTAATTCTTGCATATCCGGGATAATCTTCACCTGTTTTAATGCCGGAAAAATGTATTATGTTCCCGATCATATCCGGAGTGAAAACATCTTCGCCTGTTGTACAGGTCACAAAAGTATCACCTGTGACAGCATTTGGCTTTAATTTTTTATCTGTTGTGTTTAAATCCTGAAAAGGGCCACCAACAATATCAATATCACTTTTAGTCCAAACATCGGCAGATAGCCTTTTTAGCTCAGCCGGTTTATGCTGACCATGTGTTAATTTAACAACATCGTCTTTTTGTGCATATTGAACGTCAAACAGTTCATCTTCCGTATATGTATGTGGGATCTCAACAATATCATCTTCTAACTCATACCAATATGTAGGAGAAGAATCAGGGGTATCACCTGTTGATTCTTGTAAACAGTAATAGTTATCCGCACCGCTACCATCATCATAAGATACATATTCCCCAAGTTCATATGTTGTGCTTACATCATATGTGCCAGGAGTAGCAGAAAGCGTTAAAATCGCACCATCCGTATAAAACCTGAAATAATACTCACCCATTTCTACTGCGTACGATTCGCTTACATTAAACACGAACTTTAACAGCCTTGTTGTTTTTGTGGAGTCTTTAACCTCTTTAACAAATCTGCTTCCTGCCCTGTTTATAACATTTCCATAAGGTCTGACAAGACAGTTTTTTAAGGATTCAGCAGAAGAATAATACTGCTGTACGTCAACACGACCTCTAACCTGTGGTGAAAGTTCCCCTTTTCCCCATGAAACAAATCTAAGTGCTTGAGTCATTATCTATACCTTGTTGGATATCTTGAGTATGTTGTTGAGTTAGAATATTTAGCATTTACCCATTGATTTTGATTCACGCTGTTCGGTGTGTTCATCTGTGCTTCTTTTGCTTTTGCTTTTGGAAGAGAAATCGTTTCGTATTTTTCTGTCATTTGTGCTGTTTTTGTAGCAGAATTTAAAACCATGAAAGCACATTCTGCTGCCAGCTTATCTGTGAAAGCATCATAAAATAATGGTGACCATTGAGTTTGATCTATATTGTTAAAAACATATAACATTCCAAGTCCAGAAATATCAGACAATATATACTGTGTGCTTCCAATCACTTCAAATTTTGTTATAGCCGTATTGTCCGACCAGCCAATAACATTAATATAATCAGACGGTAGCTCATATACATAATTTAAATCGAAAGATTCCCAAACAGCAGAAATACCGGATGCAATCGTTAATTCAACTCTTTTAGTTGCGAATGTCCAAAATGTTTCTTGCAGAACCTCAACCAGAACATAATCATAAATTTCTGATATGATATTTGCGTTTTTAGTATCTTCATCAACAGCCGATACAGTATCAGCACCCAACTTTTGAAGTGTACGATTATATACGTTTAGTTTTGTTAGTGCCATTTTATCCCAACCATTCTATTGTCGGTTCACCAAAAACCGATTTTGATTTACCTGACATTGACCTCACTCTTTCCTTTGCTTCTTTTGATTCATCTCTAAAAGATGTCCATGTTCTTATATATGAAGATCCTGAAAACTTTGCGGTTTTGTTTAAACTGGCATCAGGAGGGTCAAAATAATGCCCTGAATCGTCAATAGGCAATCCACAAAGAATTATTTTTCTATAACCAAGTAGTATTGCTATCTTTACAGCAAATAGGCCAGAAGTTCCACTACGTTCCTCTATTGGCCATATGACATCAACTTCGTCACCAGCTACATAACCATGTGTGTGAACATGCCCTAACAGGCTTTTTTCTTTTCTCATTAATCTTACAGCCGGAAGGTTTCCTTTGTGAAGAGATACAGCATGTTCTATTCGTTCGGCTTTGAACTGACCGCCAATATCATTGACGCACATTATCTCATAATCCTTGCTCAGAAGTTCTTTTGCCTTGGAATAATCATCCCATATACATTTTGCACCGCCAAGAATAAGGAGTTTCCCTCCAAAACTACCAACGCATGAAGGAATCGGCTCCGCTATTCTGATACCATTTATTTTCATTGTAGCCAATCCTCTGTTGGTTCACCAAAAAGTTCCATTGTATTTCCGGAGAATGATCTTACACGGTCCTGTGATTCTTTTGATTTTTCTCTGGTTTGTCTCCACACTCCCTGTCTTCCGTCATTTGAAAAATCAACTGCGCCATTATCTCGAAAATTCTTGGGATCGAAGAAATGTCCAGAAAAATCTAACGGAATACCACAAAGGATAATCTTCTTATATCCCATTAGAACAGATATCTTTAGAGCAAAGCAGCCTGAAGTGCCGCTATTATGGTCAAATTTCCATACATTATCTACATCAGGAGCGGGGTAAATACAATGAGTATGAAAAGTTTCAAGCATTGACATTTCCCTTCTGATAAGTCTAGTTGCATGGTGTAATCCTTTGTGTAATGATACAAAATGTTTGATTTGCTCTGCTTTAAAACAAGTTCCGATATGATTTACACACATTACATGACATTTATTTCCACCAAGCAGTTTTTTTGCTTTGAAATAATCTTCCCATAAAGGTTTGCCTCCGCCTAAAACTAACAAAATACCGTCAAAGGAATCAATAACGGCTGGAAGCGGATCTAGTATTGTTATACCGTTTTTTTCCATAATAAAATGTTATGAGAGAGGGTAAAGAGGATTATACCCTCCCTCATAACTAGCCAGCTAGCCTTTAACAAAACTAACTACAAGTTTAATTGTTCCTGTCATTATATCAGTAGTTGTTAATATAATGGTTTCATCACCGGAAGTAGTTCCAATTTCATAAAAATATCCTGTCGATTTCACAAAAGCGGACACATCAGCACTAACTGTTGATAGATTCCCAAAATATCTTTGAGATTCGAGAGAGTCACCGACATCTAGGGAGGTTCCGCTACCAAGAGCATCAAAATACACTTTCAATTCGGTAATCCTCGCACCTTTTGGTAATGTCATCATTGTAATAGTTGATCCTGTTGTAAGAGCGGAGGCTTCATATGTATCATATATTACAAACTTTTTGTTTCCATACTGCCCCATCGGAATATAATTATCCCCACTTGCACCAGCATCATACTTTGTTTTGTTTACACCCAGTACTTGACTTGCCATGATTAACCCCCTGACGTATATTCAACAACCAGTTTAATTGTACCACCAGTAATTGAACCGGAAGTAGTCAAAACGATAACATCATCAGAAGTATTTGTACCGATAGTATACATAATACCACCGACTTTTGACATACGAGTAAGACCGGCACTTGCGACTGATGCCGCACTTATATATCTGTCATCGTCTGTGCTGTCACCAACCTTGATAGTTACCGTATTTCCAAGATCGTCAAAAGCTAAATACATATCAACAATCTTGGCACTCTGAGGAAGGTTAATCATTGAGATTGTAGAACCAGTAGCTAACGCACCAGCTTCGTAAGTATCATACACAGTTAATATCTGAGAATTATACTCACCGGCTGGAATATAGCTGCTGCCACTTCCACCAGCATCATACTTTGTTTTATTTACTCCTTTTACGGCTGAAGCCATAACTTACCTCACTTTCTATTTAGTTTCATCAATATTGACCTGAACAACACGTTCTTCCTCAAGTCTGGTTGCACCGATATGAACGCTGTAATAAATCTGCCATGCGTAACACAAAGTAGATTCCTCAGACGTTCTTATAACGGCTTCTTTTGACTTACCAAGACATAACCCGTATTTCTGAAAAGCAAAACAAGAACGGATATCGTTTGCAACTGTCAGCTGTGTAGAAGTAATCCATTTAAAACCCATCCAGGTATCAATTTCGCCTCTCACAAGAGCCTTTACAGAGTTATAGTCAGAACTTGTTGCCTGTTCGATTGAAAGCAAGGATTCAAGACCGGCAGGAGATGTGACAAAGAAGCGATCTTCTGCTTCTACATCCGCATCATCAAACTTCTTTTTGGCCTCTCTTACTTTCGCAAAGGTCAGATTTGCAGAACCTTCAGCTATTATCTGCGTAGTTGGAAGCGTAACATCTGTTCCACCGGCCTCACCGGCTTTTGATGTGCCAAGTGCCGCAGTAATAATATTGGCATCGTATCTGCGACCGATAGCTTTTGCTGCTGCGATTGTGTAGGCTGATTTTGGGTCAGAGATTATCTTGATATCATCTTCAACGTCCAGAAGAACGGCATCATTATAATCAAGCATCGATCCCATCCTTCGGGAAAGATTCGGATCTGATACAGGAGTTGCAGAATGTCGACCGGCTTTTAATGCCATCGACCACTCACCAATCCTGTCCTGATAGTAAGTTTTGCCATCTACATTTGGTTTAAGATAGACGGCATTAATAAGTTTACTCTTGCTCTGCTGTGCCAGCTGCATGATGTTTCTACCATACGTCTGACCATAAATTTCATTTGCTTCAGACATTTTTTTTCTCCCTGTTAAGTTAGTAACCGTTTTAGTTTTTTACTTTTGTTTCGGCTGGTTATCCTTAACAGGGCCACCCTTCACAAACCATTTGCAGGTCTATAAAAGATTGTCTGCTGATACTGCACAAGCATTAAAGAGGCTTAAAAGTTATCTCTTTCCGCTTGCTATTCTTGTTAATCTGTTTACCTCTTCTATTGCCGGATTCCGTAAATCTTCGTTATCATTATAATAAGCATGATCCGTATTACTTAAAATATCATTTAATTTCTGCTGCGCTTCGGGCGGTGACAGAGTAAAAGTTTTCGGGGTAAAATTAATAGATGTATTCTCGCTGAATCTTGAAGCCATATCAGATAGTACCCCCATTACTTCTGGATTCTTTAATGCAAGTTCCCCAATTTCCTTTGCTGAGTTCTCGCTTCTTGCAAAAGTTTTGATCATGCCCTGAACAGCACTTACATTTTCTGTGTATTTCTGCCCCATTTCCTGCCGGAGCAACTGGTCATTTTTCCCAAATTCAGCTTCTCTTGCTTTTTGGATTTGTGTCAGCGTGTTTTTATTATCATTTACATAGAGTTCCTGCAGTTTAACTGCCTGATTCGGGGTAAGATTTATTTCTTTTGCCACTTCTCTTAATCTGTCAGAGTTATATCCAAGTTCCTGCGCACCTTCAACCTCAGGAAGTTTATAGTCCGCTGCTTCTTTCGGCACACCAAGCTCTGCAAAAAACCTATCAACGTCTGCACTATCATCCATATTCGGTCTGGCAACTTTATCTCTGCCAACCATAGCCTGCTGGCTGATAATTGTTTTCGCAACGGTATCAAAATCCGCATTTTTGAAATTCTCAAGCGTTGGATTTGCTTTATGCTCGTCTGATAAACCGCTGAAAAACGCACCAAAACTTTCTTGTGTTTCCTCTTGTGTTTCCTCTTGTGTTTCTTCTGTTATTTCCTCTGCCATCCTCTTATCTCCTTTATAAGTTTTTTAAATGTTCTTCGATCTGTTTAGATTTAAATTTTAAAAGAGCAGATATCGTCCTAATCATATCTCTTCCGCCTTCATACCGCCACAAAATCTCCGTCTGGTTTATATTGATATGGCTGTCATAAGCACAAAGTCTTTTCAGAAAATCCATTAGTTGCTCACCATCATCACCATTAAAAACTCTTTTAAGTAATCCCTGATAGTTTGAAATTTCTTCGTTTGTCATGCTGATTCACTTTTTGATTGGCTCATGTTCTTTTCTGCTTCGGATGCAGTCTTTGCAATCTGCGCACCTTCTGCGATTGCCATTCTCTGCTCTTGCTCCTGTTGCTGTTGCGCCCTGTACTGTCTTAGTTCATCAACTTCTTTCTGGTCGTACAATACTGAAACATCTGCGCCCGTTATACCCCAAATAGAATCAATAGCCTTATCTGTGTTTACCTTATCAAGTACAGACGGGTTAAACTGTGCAATCTCACCAGCCAGTCCAAGTGCGGTAGTAAGACTTTGCATATCGCTTTGTTTCTGTGCAAGTGCCAGAACGGAGGTATACTCAACTTCATATCTTGGGTCTGCCATTAATTCCTGTGGAAGTTCTGGCAATTTACCTGTTTCATAGCAGATATCTATTAATCTATCTATTACTCCATTTAATACATCATTATTCCATCTTCCGACCGCGGGCCCTAAAAATACCATCTGCTCTGATATTCTTTTCTGAACTTCAATAACGGTCATTTGCTTGGTGATCCCTTCAAACGCTTTAAAAACATCATAAAATAAATGTGATTTAATAGCGTTATACTTCTTTTCAATCATATACTCGTTTATCTTTGCATTTCCAAAACCGCTTAAAGGAAAAATAGAATCTTTATTGAAATTTCTTGAATCGTAATAGTTTAAAGCATTTGGGTTCAAATCAAGTGGAAGTACAAAAGAATCGTTAGGTAAGGCCCAAGCCGGATCTGCTTGTTTCATCGTAGACTGAAGCTCAGTCTTAGCTATGGCATTAAGCCACCTAACGTCCGGCAACGCGTCCATAGCAGGAGAATAACCCCAGGGGGTATATCCTCTTGTATAGAATCTGTGTGTAAATGCCGGCATCACCCTGTATCCTGACTCTTCAACAACCTTTTTATCGCTTTTATCAATCCATAATGCCATTATCGGCATATTCTCAGAATCTTTTTTCGTTACATTTCTGTCTATTCTTTCGCTGATAACAAGTAAAAAATCAAAGGTCTTGTTTGCGTCTCTGCCGGTCGTGTAACATTCCTGTATTGTATCTCCGACCGCTTTAAACCCCCATTTTGAAACGGCCTGAACAGCTGTAAACTGAAATTCAAGATAATATTCAGATACTCTGCCCCTTGAATCATTCACAATCCCTGCACATGCTAGATCAATATTTGAAAATCTTACTCCATCCCTCTCGTCTGATTCAGCCAGCAAAACAGCAGTACCAAAAACACCACTCGTCTTAAAGAATGGTGTGATTTGATCATAAAAATTTGAATTGTTAAGCATATGGTACAGTTCTGCTTCGGTGTCTTTCAACCAAATTTTAACCGCTTTGCTTTCCATTCGGTTAGGATCTTTTGTTCTTAGATTGAACCATTTACCCATAGGAGGGGTTAGATAGTTTGTAATGCCTGCCGCAAATACGTTTGCAGCCTCAAGGCTGAAAGTATCGTATAACCCGTCAAAATTAAGCTCAGAACCGGCGGAATCTGTTGATGTAATATTTGCAGCCTCAACATAGAAATAATCATGGAGGGTTTGCCAGTATGTTTCAAAATTAGTCTTACTGCCTTTTACCTGCTCGGCATACTTACAATATTTTTGAGCTATGCTATCCATAGTTACTGACCTAATTTGGTTTTCATTCCGCCAACTCCGGTTGGACTTGTAAAGATTGTCTTACCGCCTGCTTCTCTTG